GGCTTTTCCCGCGCTTCAATTACTGTTAAAGTCCCTTGTTTACTACGTGTCAAATATATTTTTAAAATATTTTCCCCGTGCTTCCCTTGCTTCCCTTGCTTCCCTTCCCGGCCTTCCCTTGCTTCCCTCGCTTGCCTTGCTTAGCTCGCCGGCGTCTTACCCTATTCATTACCCTCGCCACAAATTAAAATGCCTTGTGCGGCCTTCTAGCTGGCAAACCTTGTGCGCTGGCGGGGTTTTCGGCTTGCCTTGCTTGCCTTGCTTGCCGGGCTTGCCTTGCTTGCCGGGCTTGTGAGTAGATACAAAAAAGCCGACGTTTTACCGTCGGCCTTTGCTTTGCTCTTATTTGCCTTCTGTGGCTTTCAACCTAGCATTTAAGGCCTTTACCTTTTCCGGTGTGTACCTTGCCTTTATGGCAGCACGTAGCTCTATCAATTGCCTATTGGACAAGTTTAAACCCTCAATAATTACATTCATATTTTTACCTTTGTTTATTGTTAACAAAAAAGCCGGCCTTTGACGGCCGGCCTTCTCTTTTCCTAGTGGATACCGATACCGATCGCAACACCGGCAAAGTCTTTTGAGCCACAAGCGTGACGGCCTTGTGGTAAACAATTCCCGCAATTGCCGGGGCAAGCAAAGGCCTTTGTTTGTATTTTTCTAAGCTTAGCTAAAACATCGCGCCTATATTCTTTAGACCCGGGTTTCGTCTTATCCTGATAAGCTCTTCTGTTTATGTGCGCTTTATCGACTTTGACGGCCAAGAAGTCACCGCGTACCACTGGCAAGCCTAGAAAAGCATTTGCAAGGCCCGTGCGTTCGTGTCGACTTCCGGAAGATGCATTCGTAAGATAATTTGACGGCCATTGATACCCGGTTGCATTAAGCTTTACGAATTCAAGCCAACTTTTCGAGTAACCGTAAACCTTAAGATCTGGCCGCGCTTTACATAGCTCCATAAACATCTTTAACGTTTCAACGTCTTTAAAATCGCCGTCAACGAATAAGCGGACAGTCCGGCCAGTCTTTAGGCTTAAAAATGCCTTTTCAATTATTTCCGGGTTGAGTCGCATTAACAAACTATTTTGCAACTGGCGGAAAAATGCCGCTGGATATCGCCAGGCCCTAAGAGAATAACAAAAATTGACGCAATCACCCTTGCCGGGGCAATCAGCCAAAGCTAAAGAAGAGAAGGCCGCGAACGGTAATTTTTTATTACCTTTTTCCGCGAAAATTGAAAACGGTGGTTTTCCGGACAAATCACTTTCTAAGTAGGAAAGCATCTTTTCCGCGTAATATTGCCACGTGCCACGCTTGTCTAAAGATTCCGGTGATTCATCTAGGCAATCAGTTAAAAGGCTTTGGATGGCCGTTATGTCATTGATTGCGCGGACTACGTTTATGCATTGTTTACGATTCATCTTTTTATTTGTTTATATTTATTTAGTTATAGTTAAGAGTGAGACGCTAGCAATGCAGTTAAAACAAGGGCCGTCAAGTATATATTTAAAAAAGATCCAATAACTTATTTAGAATCATTCTAATTAAAAATCGTACCAGGTACGCACTTTTCAACGTCAAAGCATACCACTAGATGCAAAGCAACGGCCGGTTGAATGATAGTGCGAACAATAGCCGTGCGAATGATAGCCGGTTGAATAACAGCCGATTGAATGAATCCCCTCTTCACGAAACAAAAAAAACCTTCACGCAACCACAGCAGCTGGCCGTCAAGATCCACCAGGTAACCGGTGAACACTTGTGCAGTAGTGAACAACAGAGCAGTAGTGAACGGATGAACAGGGGAGGAGGGGATCAAGTTGCAGCGCGACGTTTGTATATATATACATATACAGCCCCTTAAAAAAATTACCCACTCAAGGTCCCCTTAGGGGACTGCCCGTAAACCTTCGGTTTACTAAAGGGGCTTCTACCCCACCAGTACCAATCCCAGGACTGCACTTATAGAAACCCTAGTAATCTCGTGTACCATAAGATGTCAGTTTATGACTTCTCTTTTATGATTCCCTTTATTTTATATTCATTAAAGGAATTACGTTTAGGACTTAACTGCCTTATGAAGTTGCTGCCTTATGGTACGCAGAGTATAACACGAAATCTGGGAATGTATACGTATATACTGAACTTTCTTTTATGTATTAGCAATGCTAATAGTATATTAACTTGACAAGTAGTAAAACTAATGATGAGGTACTGGTATGGAAGATCGGGAAATGAGTGCAACTGAGAAGGAGAAGGAGGCTTTGCTGAGCGAGATCCAGCAGAGTATCCACGAGGTGGCTAATGAGAAGCGGGGTTTAAAGCTCAAGTGCTTGAGCGTCTATGATCCCGCGAAGGTAGCTAAGTTGCTTTATTTGTACAGTACGGGTAGTTCCCAGACTAGGCTGGTACGTCACTATGGTTTCGAGCGAGATACTGTGATTAGTGTACTGGCGGACTACGCGGACCATATGGGGACTTTTAAGGAGTTAAGTGGTCGGATAGCGGCCAAGAACTATCTGAACCTCAGTAGCCTAGAGGAGGATTTAATTGATAAGGTACGCGATCGCTTGGAGAATGATCCGGAGATGGAGGTCGGGTTCAAGGACATCAAGGAGTTATCCATAGCTAAGTCCAATGCTTCCAGGGAGGCTATGACAGCTAGAGGGGAAGCTACGCAGATTACAGAGGACCGCAAGGTGTACACACAGGATGACTACGAGCCGACTATAGCTGCTGCTAGGAAGCGTATAGAGGAAGCTAAGGTAGCTGATATAATCGATATAGATGAAGATAACAATTAATGGCGGACTATCTCGCGATAGTTCTTGAAGCATTCTATGAACTCGGCAAAGCACAGATAGAAATGGAGGAATACAATGAGCACTAAAGGAAGCGGCCCCCGTAAGGGACACAACGCTGAGAAGCAGCGTAAGAACTACGACGATATTGATTGGTCCAAGAAACCCTTGGCTCCTAAAACCGAACAACCAAAGGGTAGCAAATGAAGAATAAAACACCTGGAATTGATCCGGATATTGCTTTTAACCACGTCCGTCGAATGCTTGCAGATATTTCGCCTAACTTTGCCTTTGTGGTAATGGATGAGGACGGGGATTTATTCTATGATTACACGAACTATCGTATTGGCAGAATGCTAATGACTGAGGCTTTGGATGATATGGACCAGGACTTCGGGGCATTTGACTGGGATGAGATGATCGAGGATATGGACGATGACGATGAGGATGAGGACGAGGATAGCATCTTTTAAATATGCTTGATTTCACAGAGCACCCGATCCTCAAGCCGCCCACGGACGAGGAGATTGTACTTCTAGGAGAAGCTGACCCCAAGCTACTAGAGGAACTACACAGGGCGCACGAGGGCAGAATCCGGGCAGCTACGGATGATCCTATTAGATATGGGTTCGACCTTCCCGGCTGGGAGCGTATGTCGGATTCCTTCAGGGAGTACAATGAGGTACTAGCACTAGGTGGGAATCGCAGTGGCAAAACAACGGGCTGTGCGAAGCGCATAATGGAGGCTGTGAGTTCTAACTTCGATGGACACATAGTATGCTTTTCTCAGAATGCGGATACCTCTATTAAGGTACAGCAGCCAGCTATCTGGGAGATGATGCCCAAGGAGTTCAGGAAGAAGACTAAGAGCATTGACGGGTACATTAACTATTCAATGCAGAATGGCTTTACTGGGAGTTCGTTTGTATTCCCCGATACTAGGACGCGAGTGGACTTCAAGACTTATACACAGTTCAGTAATAACTCCACTATCCTTGAGGGTTTCGAGTTCGGGTTCAAGAAGGGTAGTATCAAGTCCGGGAATGAATCAAATATCGGAGCCTGGCTGGACGAGTACTTGGGTGACGCTGCTTTGGTAAACACCCTACGGTTCCGCCTAGCTACACGGGATTCAAAGATGGTGATTGGGTTCACCCCGATTGACGGGTATACACCTTTTATATCTGACTATTTAAAGGGAGCAGAGACCCTTGAGACTAGACCTGCCGCCCTGTTACGGGGCAAGGAGGTTCCTACTAAGCAGTACAGTCCAAGCCGTGATGCGGCTGTGATCTACCTGCATTCGGACGAGAACCCCTTCGGTGGTTACGAGCGAATTGCGAAGGATCTAGCCGGGCGACCAGAGGATGAGATAAAGGTCCGTGCGTACGGATTACCCGTGAAGTCAGCCAATGCTCTGCTCCCTTACTTTAATACTGAGGTAAACGTGCTCAATGAGAATCCAAACAAATACAAGATGACGTTCCCCGACATTTCCGATAAGTCGCAGTTCACCTGCTACCAGGTAGTTGACCCCGCTGGTGCAAGGAACTATACTTGTATCTGGGCTGGGGTGAACAAGGATGGCGAGGTATACATCCGCAGGGAGTGGCCGGACCGCAATACGTACGGCGAGTGGGCTATGTTCGGGGACCCGAAATGGAAGTACGGCCCAGCAGCCAAGAAGATTGGTCTAAATGTTGAGGGGTACTGCGAGTTGTTTAAGGAGATTGAGGATGACCTGGGTATTGAGGTAATCGAGAGAATTGGGGACTCGCGTTTCTTTGCTAGAGAGAATGAGAACAATGACGACCTCTTTACATCATTTTATGACTTCGGTCTAAGCTTTTTACCATCCGACGGTAAGATGGAAGAACAAGGCATCACAGCTCTGGATGACTGGTTTAACTACAATCCTAATGTAGACATTGACCAAGCCAATAGACCAAGATGCTACATTCACGAGGACTGCGGTAATCTTATCGATAGCCTTATTAACTACAATGCAGGTGGTAAGCCAGAGGAAGCCCTAAAGGATTTCTTTGACGTTATACGCTATTTGCGGATGTCAAACGGTGGAGAAGGTCCTGACTTTCTTTCATCTAATGATATGATCACTACTAAACCCCGCAAGGGAGGATACTAATGCCAAAGAAAAGATTGATAAAAATTGCAGAAGAACAAGAAGTTGAGTTCGATGAAGCCCTCAAGATAGCAACTGAAAAACTTCCGAGTGGATCAGTAACCGGCAAGGGGAGAAATACTTGGGTAACCGAGGAGGGTGCAAAAATCCTAGAGGACTCATTTATGATTGATGAGATTATCCCTAAGCACTTCACGGGAACTGTTATCGCGGAATGCCCTAACCCGAAGTACAATGTTGTCTTCAGCAAAGAAATCGGTAAGAGAGCCAATGTGTTACTTCCCCGGAAGTGGCAAGGTAAGCTTATGAAAAAAATAATTACCTTTGAGGCTATTGAGGATACCAAGGGTGTCAGCTATCGTTATGTCGGCAAATAAAAACATAACGTTAGATAGGGATTGGTGCAGGGAGCAGTCCGACCGATTTGCTAGTTGGGAAATACTTCGCAGGTATGTGCTGCACGAAAGTGGAGTATCAATGACAAATGGTGACCTATGTGATACAATAGGCGTATCATCGACTTACACTGTCCGATTGCTTAAATCCATACAAAAACGACTCGCAGAAAAAAATGCTGAATGAATCAATTGCCGAGTCCTTGACATACGTCCAGGACGAACCCGACATCAAGACCCTACGTTACGCCTACGACCAGACGGTAACTGAGCTTGATGGTTACTTTGACCTATGCCGTACTAGTTACGATGATCGTCGCAACTGGTGGCCTGGAAAAAGCCGTGACCATCGCAAGCACGGGGCTGATGCTTTTCCGTGGGAGGGTGCGTCCGATATGGAGTGCCACCTAATTGATGAGCGTATTACTCGGTTAGTATCACTTTTTATGGCATCGTTGAATCGAGCCAATGTCCGTGCATTTCCTGTTGAGAGTGGAGATATTGGTCGAAGCCGAATTGTATCCGGTTTCTTGAAGTGGATGGTAAGTTCGGGGTACATTCCACGCTTCTATCGCGAGATGGAACTCGGTGCTAACTATTTGCTTGAGCGGGGTATACTGATCACGTATGTCGGATGGCATCGTGAGGATCGACGGTTCCTGCAGGAACTGGACATTAACCAGATTGCACAGGTCAGCCCGGAAGTAGCAGTTGCTATTCAGGACGGGAATGATGACGATGAGTTAATTGCCCTGCTACAAGCTACCTTTGAGGGAACAACTAAGAAGCGAGCAAGGAAGGCACTTAAATCCTTGCGTAAGGACGGCGTAGCAGAACTTCCAGTAGTTCGTAGACAAGTCAATGCTCCTGAAGTTAAGACACTAGCACCTGACGGTGATTTCTTTTTTCCTCCTTATGTAACGGATCCGCAGCGAGCACCTTACTGCTTCTGGAGAACTTACTATACACCACAAGAATTAGAAAACAAGGTTACAACAGATGGATGGGACCAGGACTTCGTTGATCACGTTATTGAGAAATATCGTGGCGTTAATATTGATTCCATTGAGCGCGAGCAGGAAGGTCGTCGCAGTATTAGCCTTACTGACACTGCTTATGAGGCCAATGAACTCATTGAAATCTGTTACGGATACCAGCGGTTAATTGACCAAGAGGATGGTGCTGAGGGAATTTACTGCACAGTATTCCATCGCGAGTTCAGTGGTGATGAAATAACTCCAGGGTACGCGAAATATGAACTACTCAATGGGTACGAGGACTATCCAGTTGTAGTAACAAAACTATCAGAGGACAGCAAGCGACTATATGATACGCTGACTGTACCATCAATTCTTCGTGGTCTACAGAATCAAGTAAAGATTGAACGTGATTCTCGTACTGATCGCAATAGCTTATCTACCCTGCCTCCTATCCTGCACCCAGTTGGTCAAGCACCTACTGATTGGGGTCCAGGTCGTATGATTCCTTATCGCCGAAAGGGAGATTTGGATTTCGCTCCTACACCTCCGCCACCTACCGGCTCAATTGAAATGGAGTCAACATTGCTTGACCTAGCTGACCGATTGGTTGGATTAGATGACGAGGGTAGCATTAGCCAGATTCGCCAGCAGTTCCTTGTTGATAAGTTCCTTAGCCACACAGCAGAGGTTCTGCGTATGGCTTTTAAGTGCTTCCAACGCTTTGGACCTGACGAAATCTTTTTCCGTGTTACCGGTGTCCCAGATCCTCAGACCTTTGACAAGGGTAGTGCTGAGGAGAACTTTGACATTATGATTAACTTCGATGTGCAGAATACTGACCCTCAGACAGTCGAGGCAAAGACTCAGCAGTTCGTAGCACTCAATCAGTTGAACTCAAACAACCGTCTTAATGTAGATGCCCTATTGGATGTCATCGCAACTAGCATTGATCCAGTAATGGCTGATGCAATTCTACAGCCAGTTGAGACAGCGCAGGAGGAAGTGGTCAAGCAGGTCACTGATGACTTATCTAAGATTTTTGCAGGTATCGAGATGCCAGCACGTCCAGCGGGAGCACAGATTGCACTACAGGTAATCCAGCAGTACACCCAGCAGCCGGACGTTGCACAACGCGCTCAGACTGATCAAGCCTTTGCCGCTCGACTACAGAAGTACGTAGGTCAGTACACCTTCCAAATGCAACAAGCACAGAATGCTCAGATTGGTAGAGTAGGTACAGCACCTGCACAAATGGGCGAAATTGATACACAGAACCTATAATGGACAATATTACTACATCTCAACAAGCCCAGAGGCGAGCAAAACAAATTGAAGTGGATGCTCGTATGAGGAATGTGGCTGCTAGTATTCAAGAAAAATTTGGATATAGCGCACCAATGCTTTCTGGCATCCTAGGTAATATTCACGTGGAAACTGGTAATACATTTGATTACAAGCAAAAGCAGAATAAGGGACCAGGCGAGGGATTATTTCAGTTCGACTTCCACAAACCAAACTACAAAAAGTATTTAAAACGCAAACAACTTCAAGACAGTGTTGATTCTCAAGTTGGCTATGTATACGATAGTATTTACGGGGACGAACAAGAGCACCTTGGTTATGGAAACGCGGAAAACCTAAGAGAATTATTCGCTAAGTCCACTGACCCCATAGAGATTTCCGATGGATTTGAAAAAATCTTTTTACGCCCTAATGAAAAAAAATCTCATAGTGATCGACGTAGAGAAGCAAGTCGAATGTATTCACTAGCGTTTACTCCAGCTCAATAATATGAATATACAAGACGACATCAATAGCTTGCACAGCTATGAATCCTTTGCTCGGTTTATTAAGATGGTTCACGAACTCCGGGAGGAGACCATCAGTGAGATGCACGAAGCATCCAGTGAGACCATCCAACAGATTTCTGGTAGAATTATTACGTACGATCAGATCCTTCAAATGTCAGGTTGGGATAAACTCCAACTAAAGCATTCGGATCGGATGTAATACGTATGTTATAATGCGACCATCGCCATCGCTCGGCGTTAATGAGTGGTAATAATATGACAGACGAAATCGAAACTGCTAACGCTGAGGCAGACCAAAGTTCAGTGGACAATAATAACTTATCCGTTGAGGATTTTGCAATGCGGAGGATCGGGCAACTGACCCCTGAGGCTGAAGAGCCAAAGGAGGAAGAGGCCGGAGAAACCGAGGAGCAGGAAACCGAGGAAGTAACTGAGGAGGAAACTGAGGAATCAGTTGAGACTGAGGAAGCTACTGAGGAGACCGAGGAATCCGACAATGTTCTTTCACAGTTGGACTTGGACGATATGTCCGAGGAGGATTTGCGGGAACTAGCTGACAAGCTAGGTAGCCGTGCTGTAGCTCGATTCGGTGAATTGACTGCTAAGCGCAAAGCTGCCGAAGAACGTCTAGCTAGTCTAGAAGCTAAACTCAAGGAAAAACCTAACCCACTCGAAACAAAGAAGGTCGAAAATAACCCCTACAGTAACCTCGATTCTGTCGAAAAGTTACAGGACAAAGCAGGGGAAGTCGATCAAGTTGTTGAGTGGGCTGAGGATATTCTGTTCGAGAGTGATGGCTATTCTGCTGATGACATAGTAACCGAAATCGAAGGTAAGGAGTGGACAAAGAAGGATGTGCGACAGGCTTTATTAAAAGCCCGTAAAGCTCAGAAAACTTTTCTCCCCGATCAACTCAAGAAGGTTCAGGCACAAATCGAAGGGGAGCAGCTTGCTGATTCTTTCTCGGAACGTGCCAGAAAAGAACTGACTTGGTTGGAAGGAGAGGACAATGACTTACGAAAACAATTTGAAGCCACTATAGGTGATGCACGTTTTAAGCAACTCAAGAAAGTTGTTAAGCGCGAAGCACCAGAGGTAGCCGCACAATTGGATTATTGGTTTGCTCACGCTACTAACAGTATTTACGGACGTAAGCCCGTAACTGAGCGTAAGACATCCGCAGTATTAAATCCTCCTAAATCAGCCAGTCCATCTGCATCCAAACCCGAAAAGGGAATGGGAAGAACAGCCAAGGCCCTAAAAGAATTAGAGGCTCGGTTTAAAGAAACGGGTAGCGCAAGCGATTTCGCCAACCTTAGGAAACTCAAAATGGCATCACGCCATTAACCAATTCATTAACAACTATAAATACATAAAATATTATGGCATTCTCAAATACATTCGACACTACAAACCAAGGTTCTGGTGTCTCTAATCGTGAAGACCTCACTGACGTCTTGACAATTCTCGCTCCAGAAGAAACACCTATTCTTTCTTCTGCTAACAAAAAGGGCGCATCCGCAACTAAGGTTGAATGGACTGTTGACTCTCTCTCGGCTCCCAGCACTGCTGGTATTGCTGAAGGTGCTGATGTTACAGCATTCACTGACCAATTCGCTGGACGTGCTCGCCTCGGCAATCGCGTTCAAAAGTTCCGCCGGGACTATATGGTTTCCGATCTGCAAGAAGCAGTCGATTCCGTTGGCCCAGCTAAGATTGCTCAAGCAGAAGCTAAAGCAATTCGTGAACTCAAGCGCGACATCGAAGCAAGTCTTGCTTCAGCTAACACTCAGACAACCGAAGATGGTGCTGGTGTAGTTAATCGCCTTGGTGGTCTTGGTGACTGGATTCAAAATGCTGCTGGTTCGGGTAACGTTCCTGCTCCATTCCAAACTCCAGCTGCAAGCATCGCTGACGTAACTGATGGCAATTTCGCAGAAAGCGAATTGAACTCTCTTATCTCTTCGATCTTCAAGGTTACTGGTACATCCAACAACCTTATGCTCGTTGCTGATACAGCACTCCGTCAAGACATCAGCGACTTCGCTCGCATCGGTGGCGTATCGGGTGACTCGGTTCGTGCAGTTAACTACAACGGCGAAAGCGGCACTATCAAGCTTTCCGTTGATCTCTATCAAAGCGATCACGGTATTGTCTCTGTTGTAAACGCTAACCCTGACTGTATGCCAGTACAAGCTGGTACTGCAGGAATGGCTGGTTACTTGGTGAATCCTGAGTACTACGGTGTTCACGAGCTTATCCCTATGGGTAGCAGCCGCCTTCCAAATCTTGGTGGTGGTGACCGTGGCTTCGTTGATTGCGCTTTGACCCTTGGTGTATACCACCCTGGTGCTCACGGCAAGATTGTCAGCACAAGCTAAATAAATTCTGGTTGGGGGGCGAAAGCCCCCCTGCCTTTTTTTTATGGATATTATTAAGCCCAATTCAAAGACTTACTCCGACGAGGAGATTGATCGCGCTCTAATCCAAGAGATTCAGAATAGTCTTCACTTGGAACAGGCGACCGAACAGGTTCGTCACCAACAAGCAGCCAAAGAAGCGCATCAACTTAAAGGAACTATTCATCCCACATTGGGACGACCAGTTGCTACAATGCCAGCACGAGAATTTTTTCGACTGGTAAAGAAGTACGGTCAAGAGACTGTGCATTCTAAAGAATTTTTAAAGTACTACAATAAGAAGTTTCCGGAACTTAGCCCCAACAAAATATAATGCAGACCAGAACTTACGGCGATCTTTTCAAACTAGCCTCCGCTCTTATCGGGACAGGCGGGGAACTATCCACTAGTGAACAGGATCAACTGAGTCATTTTATTAACCGTAGGTTCTCCGAGATCTTCAATGCAAGCCCAAGCTGGCCTCGGTACATTACTGTAGGTGATCCACGACCTATTGGGACTAATCAAATTATTTCAACCCAGGGTGGCAACGTTGGTGTATACGGGGCCGGAACCGCCGCAGTCAATGGACTGTATGTAAGAAATGGGAACAGCATAGACGGTAACCCTGCATTTACGTTTTACGATACGGATGGAACTACTGCTTTATATAATCTATGGAGCGACTCATTGAACCTTTGGTATATTACCTCAAACGGAATTGATGACCCATCGCCAGCTTCTCTTTACATAGCTTCAGTCCCACAAGTACTAAGCAACCCTCCAGAATCAGGATGGTATGTATGTCCAACAACTTGCACAGGTGAAGAGCCAGCTCCGAAAGCTAACAATTTATCAAGCATTGGTGAGTTCGTCCGTATTCACAATACTCAACCGCTACTGAACCGATCAGCGCGTGAGTACGAGTTCTATGTATCATTTGCTGGAGCGCACATCCTTAACATAGAATCAACTACGAATGACACCGCCTGGGTAACTTACAAGAGTGAGTTTACTCCATTTAACGTAACCGTTGATTATTATACTTCGACTGTAGAAGTACCAGCGGAGTTCTTTAACTTTATTAGCCACGCAGTTTATGCTGACTTCCTCCGGGTGCAGAACAAGCAAGAGGAAGCACTCGCAGAGGAGCAAGCTGCCCAAACCTTTCTAGCACTTGAGCTGGAGAAGATCGACCTACGTTCTAACAACAACACAATTAACAAGAAATTTTCAACTTACGTAAATCGTCAAGCACGATAACACCCCTGTGATATAATAAAATTATGGCTAACTCAAAAAATAACGCACTGGAATTTTCGTCCGCTGGATCAGAAATCCTTGAAGCTGCTGATGCAGTAACTGGTAAACGCTATGGAGCGTTGCAAATCTTAAATGACACTGTGTTCGGTGCTTTGACTGCAACCAGCATTGACGGTACAGCTAAGCTAGTTGGACCAACCTTTGCTGCTGGAACAGTTATCTACGGATCATTCAGCGAAGTAACAGTTACATCAGGTATCGTAGCAGCGCACAAGTACTAGTATGCACCTGAGCCTAAATAATAGCTTAGGCAAATGGATATTGCCTACAACAGCACCGTTCTCACCAGAGGCACTGAACTACTTTAGCCGCCTGGACGCAGCAGGTGACACCACCTACGTTGACTACAAGCAGCCACTAGCTAACTACATTGATAGTCTAGTATCGCTGGGCGGAGCTTACTGGGATACTATGGAATCCTCCACATCCTTTGTGGGTGTAGGTATACAGGGTGTCACAGTTCCTCTTAGGGACGGTATGACAGTACCTACCCAGAACAACTTTGTTGCGGATGACTTAAATCAGTTGACTGGTCTAAAGGGTGATGCTGCCACGAAATTAATTAATACAAATGTGGCTGGCAATTCCGTAAGCATTAATAATGTTTCCTTCTCGTGCTACACCACAGAACGTGGCACATCGGGTCGTCAGTATCTATCCTCATTTGACAAGCAGGTTCTTCAAGCGGGTTTCACCCTCCCCCAGAGGTTTACATTTAAGGCTCAATCTAGCACGGTAGTAAATATTGACAGCACTACTGACTCTGTTGGATTTATCGGGATTTCACGAGACAACTCGGCTGATTTTGACTGCTATGTTATGGATCGTGAAGTAACGCAGGTTGCAGCATCTTCGGATACGGGAACGACAGATTTTTCACTGTTTGCGTTTAGACCATTAGCTCCCACTGGATATAATAATTGCCGAATATCTACTTACCACGTTGGCCCAGCACTCAACCTTGCTACCCTAGAGGGCTTGCAAGCAACATTACTAGCTGAGATAGCAGGGATAGGCTTCTCAACAGAAGCAGCTAACTACTTTAGCCGACTGGTAAATGCTGGTGACTCAACTTTCTTAGCATACCGCCAGCCTCTAGCTAACTACATCGACAGCTTAGTCGCATTAGGTGGAGCTTACTGGGATGATATGAAGTCCGCCGCATCATTCGTAGGTGTAGGCATACAG